TTCTACTAATTGAATTAAATATAGATCCACAGACTGCATCCGCCAAGTCTTTAGAACCTTTTCGTGGGTGATCAACCTTATCACGCATAATTTTTAACTGCAACAATTCATCAATTAGAAGTGGTATGTATGGCCCATTAAGTCTTTCTTCTAATACAACCATAGCCATATCGTCATAATGCTTTTTAGCCACCGACAAAATTTCAGTATTAATTCCATATTGCTTTAGCTGCTGCATCATATCATGGGAGTTCCATCGGTCAAATGTACACACTCCTATATTAAACCCACGTGTTTTAAGTGCAAGTATATAGTCTTTAACCTCAGTAAAATCAACAGACTTATCAGGCGTAGGTGTCCAGTATCTAACTGCATCTACACTAACAATTGGTGCTGGCTGAGAGTACTCGTTTGTAACTCTAACATTAACCCATCTTTCAACATGTGCTAGCGAGACTGCACAGTGGTCGTGCTTTTGTGCAAGGTCAACGTGTATAAAGTATCTTGTATCTTCTTTTGGTTTAAACCATTCTTCTAATCTACCAAAGCTATCTACAGCAAGAGCAGTATTATTAAATGCCTTCTCTACCTTTTCACGTGACTTAAAGAAAGCATCTACCATCTCTGGTGGCATGCAAGCAAATCTACCAAGAGCGTCTAACGAATTCTTGTAGAAGTCTACCTTAAAATCTTCAATCTTTTTAGTTGGGTTGACTTCCCATGTTGGCCTCTTTAAAGCATATGTCTTAGGATACAGATAAGATATGATGTGGTCTTCTTCCCAATCAATAGTTATCTCATTACCATCAGTTCCGTCTGGGAGATCATCGTCCATCTTAAGAGTCTTTGTTCTAATAATAGTTTCTTTTTCTCCAATAACAGACTCATAGAATTTTTGTATTGGATCATTTTTGAAACGGGGGAATGAAAGTAAAATTACTTTTCCATAGTCTGGGAAACGGGACATCACAGATGCACGGTACATGTCATATATAGCATCAGCTGTCTTAGCCTGGTCATGTCCTGTTGTATTTTCCATGGCAAAACCAGAGATCTCATCAAGGATAACAGTTATAACGTTGTATCCTTCCCATGCTTCTCTTTGAGAGTGGCCTGAGTATACATTTACATTCTTATCAAATTTAATTTCAGATGCTTTAGGCTCATACTTTCCAGCAAACCATGGGGACAATTCAATTCTTGTCTTAAATCCTTTAAAGAAAACATTGTTTGCCTGCTGTGCGTTAATAGCAATATTTAGGATATCAATTGTGTCACCTGGTGGCTTACCATAGTATGTTGCTGGATCTTTTAGACATAGCAATAAATAAACTTGATAGGCAACTGAAATCGTAGCAGTGTAGTCTTTACCAGAACCTTTACCTAACTGTGCAATTACTTCATTGCATGTCTGCTTAAATCTTAGCTTTCCATCCTCTTCGCCAAAAAGCTTTATTAGAGTGGACTCTTTATATATCTGGGAAGACTTTTCAATAAGCGTATACTGTAGTTCAGATAATTGTGGCAGCCCTAAATAATTTGGATCAGTAACAAATGTTTGTAGGTCTACTGGACGCTCTTCAAATTCTTCTCCGTCAAGTATGTCAATTAAATCTGAAAAATCAAACGACATCTGCGTCCTGAATTACTATTGCCTCCACTACGCCAGTAATCTGGGATAGCCTTTTTGCAACATCCATTTTACACTTAGGACAAGATGCAGTTACTTCTTTTAATATACCTACTAGTATTTCTTGCTTACGTTCTGTCTCTGCAATTTGTGATGCTATCTGTGTATTCTCTAGAACTCCAACAGATTGAAGCATGGCTATTCTTTTAGTCTCTATATCTGCAATTAGTTTTAGTGCTCCCGCCTTAACACTAAGCTGCCCGCTTTGATCTGCGTCTTCTACGGTCTTCCAGGCCTCTTTAATAAGCATTGCATAGTGTTGGTCAGCACCAGAGATTGCTTCTCTTGCCCTATCTCTTATATTAGAATCATTGTGTACGACTGTCTTCCACTCATCAATAAACTCTAGGACTTCTTTTCTAGAAAATCCTGTAGCTGTTGCTATCTGCGTGGCTGAATTGCCCTTGAGTAATTCCTCAACGACTTTATTCATTCGGTCAAAATGTACTGCTGGCTCTATATCGCTCATGATACTATTATACTTCTAGTCGACTGAAATGGCAACCTGAGACATGGCTATTCTTAATAAAACCAGGTATCCAATTAAATCATCAACATCATTATCTCCAGCATACCCCTGTGAGTTCTTAATCCTATTTAATTTATCATCAATGCGAACCTTTAATTGCTCTACTGAATCTGACTGTGCAAATAATCTCATTGGATTTAAAGCAGAATCTCCGTATGATACATTTTTTTTAATTAACATCTCAGCAATATCAAGACATTCATTCATAATTTTATTTCCTGATGGTGCATCTGTAGCTAACAACTGCAGGTCTGTAACCCACATTTGAAAACCCTTTTCTCTTTCTGGATAACCCGCCATTATTCCATCTCCTTATATAGTCTCTTTAGTCCCTTTAGTGTTCCAATATCCATATATTGTCCACCTGGCTTTACTGCACGAACATCTAAATTCATATCGATCCATTCCTGTATTTGTTTTCCTGGGTGGTCCAACGATGAATCAACATATCTTATCAAATTTTTTCTAAATAGCATAGTGCCCCACATGTAAGAATAATCGCAATCATCTACTTTATCTTTAGAGTAAACTACTTTATCTCCAGATAAATGTATCTGGCCTACCCTGCCCTTAAGATCTTCAGTGCATTCCCATGCACCTAGCACTAGGTCTCCGCTAGACTTAACCATTTCTTTATATATATTATTTGGTGATCCTAATATAAATGTATCTGGCATGCCTATAAGTACGGTGTCATTGCTTTCGCCAACCATAAAGTTTACAGCATCAGACATTGTTGATGGCTCACGAACTATAAGTTTAATATTCATATCCATATTTTGAATGATTGGAACCCATTCTGCTCTTGTAGATATTCTTACTTCATCACAAACTTCAAGCATTTGCTCTACATGCCATTGTATTAATGATCTCTCATCTGATATAGGCAGGCAAAACTTTGGTATGCCCCCAACTCTAGAAGCCTTTCCAGATGCTGGCAGTAGCCCTATCGTAGCCATTCTTGTGACCTTCTTCTATTTAAAGACCAATCATTTGTTAATTGAAAATTGTTTTCAGCTTTAAAATCATAGTACTCTTTATTCTTTAAAAATGTTTCATCATTTCTATTTCTTAAACTTGAGTCACTATTAATAGTTTGGCTTCCTGAAGATGGCTTTGTTTTTATTGATGTTGTTACAATAGTTCCTTCTGGACAAAACCTTGAAACTCTTTCATGAAAATCATTATCCTCAAAATATATTGGATAAAAGTATTCATCAAAAAGCCCCACCTCTTCAATAACATTTTCACCAACAGAAAAACACCCATAGGCATCATCTGTTAAAACAACTTTATCTGGCCCACTTGTCTCATCTATTTCTTTTAAAGAGTTCTCTCCCCAAATTGTGTCAGCTGATGCAAACAGCCAATACTTTGAATGTGGGTAAAGTTTTATACCTAAATTCCATGATGCAGACATTCCTAAATTAGCTGGCATATTTAGAACAGTTACCTTCTTGTCTGTCTTGTATCCGTTACCATTATCTATAACCAATATATTATCTACTGGGTAGTTTATATTATCTAGCATGCTATCTAGAAGATCATACCTATTTAATGTAGGTATGATTATTACTGGTATGCTCATCTCTTTTTAATTAATCCAAACTGCTCTAGGTATCTTTGTATGGTCATAGCAGATACTTGACACTCTTTTCCAATTTCAGTGACTGTTTTTCTTTGAACTACATATCTTCTATACAGCCACTCTTTACTTTGGTAAAGCTTCACATTGTGTTCCATTTAAAATGCTGTCTGTAATCTGTGTAACCAATAGCGCTTCTATCAACCCACCAGTCTTCATGAAAATCTCTAACCACAAGAGCATATCCAAGTGAATCAAGTATCTGTCTTTGTGCATCACGCATAGCTATATTATTTAAAACTAAATTAGCATCATGCTCAAATGTTATTACTGTAAATCTATACTGGTTTAATGGTACTGCTAATAAGCCATGTAAAGATAGGTATGGGTTGCCAACGGCATAGCCCTTTGGATCATACCCGCCATCAATATCTACCTGTAGGTAGTCTATCTGCTTTGGGAAATTGTTCTCTTCAAAATAATTAATATAATTAAACTGAGTAGCATCTCCAAGGATACATGGGTTCTTTCTATTTTCTGATACCTCTTTGTGAAATTCTGGAACTATCTCAAAAGAAACGCCCTTCCAGTCAAACTCATTTTCTAGTCTATAGGTATTGCTTCCATTCTTAGAATGAAATGCTCCTAGCTCTACATAATATCCTTCTTTTTTATTGTCAAGTAAGCTTAAAACAAATTCTTCTTGAGCACTCTTCTCTTGCCAGTCTGGACTCATCGTTTAGTTAACACCTCATTGGAATAATGTGCAATGCCGAATGCATCTGCAACATCAAAATCATTTAAATTTAAACCATACATCTTATTAAAATAATCAACAGTCCTTTGCTTACGCATATTTCTTAATTGATTTTTGTACCAAGAGTCAGCATAACCTGGATTCTTAGTACGGATTGCTTCCTTCTCAGCTTTTGTTGGGTTCTTATTCCCAATATGCGCCTGCCATGAGCTGGGTGGTATTGTTATAACTTTTGCCCCCGTGGACATAAGCTCTGCAATTACAACTCCATACACATAAGACAATTTTATCACAGCATCTGGTGATCTGACAAGTATGGCGCCCTCAACAACTATATAATCTGACTTAAGTTCCTCTAGCATAACAGACATTTTCTTTTTAGCATCATATATTTTTTCATATATATCCATGCCAGCAAGATCAATCTTGCCCCACTTTAATGGCTTATTCCCTTCCATTAAACAAAAAGCAATAGAGTTTGTTGACGCATCTATCCCAAGGACACGGTGCGCTTTTGTTTTTACAAGGCTACTTAATTTCATCTATAATTTCCTGAAGCAGATTCTTAGTTCTGCTTCTTTTCTTTTCGCAATGGGCGCATATAGTATCAGTGTTGTACCTGCTTAGCTTAGCCTTACATTTAGAACACTGTCTAACAGATCCATTTTTAATTGCTTTTCTTTCATAATATTTTTCCATTATCCTTCTGTTTGTTGCAACTCTGCAACACTCATCAGTACAATATTTTTGATTATGAGTCTTGGGATCAAAATCTTTTGCACACTCTTTATTTGAACATATCATAATTTTGGTACGCTATACATTTCTATCTGCACAGTTCCTACTGGGCCAGACTTATCGTAGCATGCTTTCTTGACAGGGCAATATGTGCATGGCATTTTAGATTTAGTAGCACCAGCAGGTCTCATTGGTAAATCTCCATTTTGGAAATTATCCCAAACTTCTTGCATCCACAAGAATGTATCTTCAATTATCTTCTTGTTCTTATCATTCATTGATACTGGAATAATCAAAACTTCTTGTGTATTTTTATTCTCGTATAGGAAGAAGCCTTCTTTGGCATTCTTTAATTTCATGTATGTAAGTAGCTGTAGCATGTGGTTTGGTGAAGACTTCATCTCTGACTGCCTTGTATCCCATACCTCCTGCTTAGCCGTCTTGATTTCACCAATAACGGTTTCACCATCGTACTCCATGATCAAGTCAATAAAGCCACGGATAGGTGGGTACTCATTGGTAATCTCTTCTTCTTCTGCAACAAACTGAGGCATTGTAGAAATAAGCTTTTGTAGTCTCTCGTGGGCCTGTGTTCCCTGAGCCATGTTTGCAACAGCAACAGCATCATTGTCATCAATGAACATTGCTCCACTAAATGCCATGTACCAATATCTTGGGCATGTTCCATGTCCGTATCCTAAAGAACTTGGGCTAAATGACTTCTTTGTCATGTCACCGTCAGCACGTTTAGTATTACGATATGACTCATCAAGCAATTGGGCAAATAGTTCTGGATCAAAATGCTTACCCGTATGCTTCTTAAACTTTAAATTTTTTACAATGTCTCTTGCCATTTATGAATTATACCTAACGACATACTTAAGTGCATCTACAAGTTTGTCTATGGACTCCTTTACTGAATAGTAAATGTTCTTCTTATTGTTATTGGCTGTTCCAGCCTTGTCTTTTGCAATTGTTGAATATACAGATGCAAGAACAGCAAACTTAGTTGACATTGCCTGTAGCTCCATAATTAAATGTGGTGCCTTTGCTGAAGGAACATCTGGGTTCATTAACAATTTTACCACAATAGCAAGAGCTTTATCCAAGTGTTCATCCTGCATGAACTCATGGAGATCATTAAACTCTGTTATATCGCTTATAAGCTCTAATGTATTCTTATCCTCTGCCATCTTTTTCCCTCTTATCTAATTTGTCAATAAATAAACCAAGGCCGTAACCAATAATAAATCCAATTGCCGCCCCACAAATAAAAGAAATCACTAGAAAGGAACCTCTGCGTTCATGTCCCAGCTTGCGCCAGATGAAATCTTCTCACGTGAAACAGACCATGGAGTCAAGCCAATGCTAGTGGCTTTAATTTCGTAGCTATTTTTAGCTTGCCCTGTCTCTTTATCTTTCCATGTTTCTTCATAGATCACACCAGAAATAGTAACCTCTTGCCCCTTCTTAAGGACGTCTTTAGCTTGCTCTGCAAGTCTATTCCAAACCTTAACTGTCCACCAAGAAGTTGGTCCATCTTTCCATTCTCCTGTAGAGTCATCTCTAATGCGGTCATTGGTTGCAACTCTTAATCTTAATCCGCCATTGCCTAAAACAACTGGATCTTGTCCAATCTTACCCACCAAATTAATATCTGGATTACTCATGATTTTCCTCCCAAAACGATATCAGTTCTTCTAATACCGTCCATTCAATGATTCCAAGACGAACCTTAGAATCAGTTCCTATAATTATTTTTAACGCTGGGTGCATATCTCTACTTACTTTAAACGTATCAGTGCATATCTTAGACCACACTGGTTTGTTTAAAGTAAAAGAAGAAGATGCTTCTTTGTAATCAACAAGGAACTGATTCCATTTGGCATCACCCTTTTGATAATCTCCACGTCCACTATTCTTCTGTGCTTTTGCACCATCTCTTTTGACTTCTGATCTTTCTGACACTAGCCCACCTGATGCTTTGTCTCATGTCCATTGGAACATGTCCATTGCATGGTTAAACTTTCTGGATCCCACAACCCACCATCCACATCAAGCTCACATTTAGAACAGGGTCTGATACCCTCAAGGCTTTCCAATGTGGAACGCAAAGCCTCTTTCTGTTCTTTGTTGTTTAAGAATTCATTAAGATCTGGCATTTATTTCATCAGCCAATTCTGTAACTACTTCTGGATTTTCTTTTAAGTAAGCAACTGCTTTTGCACGTCCCTGAAGTCTTTCTCCATTGACAGTATACCAAGCACCACCTTTTTCTACTACACCAACCATTTCTGCAACATCTAATGTTTCTCCTACTGCATCTACTCCTAAGATTTCTCCTTGATAGTAGAAGTCGTATTGTCCTGAAAGATTAGGGGGGCCGAGTTTGTTGTAATCAATAATCCAATTGACTGGTCTGCCAACTCTTTGCTCAATGATTTTGTCACCAACTTTAATGCCCGCTTTAATCGCATTAGCCTCAGCTTCTGAAGACCATAGCTTAATGACCGTGGAAGAGAAGAATTTAACTGCCATTCCTCCTGTCGGAATATGGGAGGCATGCATAGATCCAAATTGATTTCTTTGCTGTGAGATGAGTACCAATAGTGTATTTTTGTTTGCATAATTTAACATCTTGACTGCATGAGTCATATCCTTTGCTTCTGCTCCGATTTGCTTAGTGTCTTGCAAATCTTTCATTTCATTTCCATCTTTTTCAAAATAAATTGCTGGCAATAGTGCTGAGATTGAGTCTACAACAATGATATCAACACCAGCATCCATTAGCTTTGTAGCAACATCAACCATATCATTTACAGTTTTTGCTGGTGAATAGATAAGAGAAGAGGAATCTACTCCAAGCATTTCTGCCCAAGACTGGTCGTATGAAGCTTCAGCATCAATCCAAGCACATGTCTTTCCCTCTTTTTGTGCCATGCCAATCATCTGCAGACAGAAAGAAGACTTACCAGCAGACTTGTTTCCCCAAACTAAAACCTGTCTTCCATATCCAAGCCCACCTTTTAATGCCATGTTTAAACCAATGCTAGGTGTCAACTGCTTTTCAACTTTTACGTCTTGTGCAGACTGAACTCTTGCTCTAGTTTTTGGATCTAACTTTGCTAATATATCATTTATTTGTATAGTCATATAAACCTTTTCTTTGTATTAGTATAGCATTAAAACAAATTCCCGTGAAGCCTTTGTCTCTCTTTATTTTTATTTATTTTATTGTCCATTACTTCATCCAAAGAATGTTCAACAAATCCTTCATTCATCATTGCAGCATAAAGGTCAAGTATTCTAATAATTACATCAGCCATCTCTTCTACAATTTCTTCTGATCCTTTATCTTTACGAATAGCTTCTAGGACTTCAGTTACTTCTGAATGAACCAAGGCAAGCTTGTTGCCAATCTTGTCATATGTAATCTCGCCATCCCAAAAACCTTTTTCTAAAGCTAACTCATGTAGGACTGCTGCAAATGCATCAAGTCCATAATCAGTGCTTAGAGCTGTCATCTTTTACCTTTAACTTAAATACAAATGTCTGATTATCTGCATCATAATCAACCTGTAGTTCCTTGTCCTCATTTAAAGCATCAATTAAAACACTGGTAGGAACCATTAGCTCCTTGTGTGATTCTAATATTGCTACTAATATCTTTGTAACATTTAGCTGTGCAAAGATATCCTCTGGTGCTTCTTCTGTCATAGTATTTCCTTTATATTCAATGTGCCGTCATCTAATTTAGATAGCACAACCTTACACTTCATTCCCTCTCGCATTTTAGCAAGAGACATCTTATACATTGTTGGGAAAGCAATAACTCTAGTTAATTCTTTATCCTTGTTAGACAATACAATATGGCTCATTTGTTTTCCAGCCTTTGTTGTATATGGAGTAAAGTTAACTACAATATACTCATCTTCCTCTAGGTCATATTCTTTTCTATATAGGTAGTCGACAAACAAATCATCTGACTTAGGATCAATATCGCTTACCTTAATATATCTGGCAATACGATTATCTCCAACTAAAATAAAGTACATCTGATTGGTTTCAATTTGTGTTTGCTCTGTATGGAATAGACCAATAGAACCAGTTTCATCTACCAGCTCAACTCTTGCCCAGCCACTTCCACGCTTAATTGATTTAACCATTCCAAACATTACAAATGAACCTAGGTCATCGAAGTCTTGAATTGGTCTTGCCTGCGCTTTAATACGTGGCGGAATTCCAGCTAAATTAAATGTTGGTATTCCTAGGTATTCGTAGTAGTTGTCTTTCTCGTTACCTTGTCTTGGATTATCGTCAAAAGCCGCACCACCGATGGAATTAAGAGCAGTGATAGCCCTACTATTAATGCCGCTACCTTTTTTCGACGCCTTATCAATGAAATCAGCATAGTCTTTGTATGGTCTCTTTTCTATGATCTTGTTTGCAATACTGTCTGAGATAAACTTTACCTCAGCTAAACCAAATCTAATAGACTCTCCTTGTAAAGAGAAGTAAATATCAGACTCGTTAATGTGTGGAAGCTTGATACTCAAGCCAAGTCTTTTTGCTTCAATTAAATATTCTGTTCTTGCGTCCTTGTCATTTTCGTTTTTAAGAATCGAGAACATGAATTCCAAAGGATAATAAGTTTTGAGCCAAGCAGTATAGTAAGATAGCATAGAGTAAGCAACAGCATGGGAACGGTTAAAAGAATAACCTGCGTGAGCCTCAAAGTCATGCCATAGTTCTTCTGCTTTTTTCTTAGTAATGTGCTTTGAAGCCCCAGTAACAAACTGATCTTTGAATTGGTCGAACTCTTTTGCATCTTTCTTTTTACCAATAATCTTGCGTACCTTGTCGGCTTCAGACCAAGACATCCCTCCTAGGTGTACGCATGCCTGCATAACCTGCTCTTGATATATAATAACACCATATGTGTTTTCTGTAAAAGGCTTAAGAATGGTGTGCGTATATTCTACCGCTTCACGACCATGCTTACGATTAATATAAGATGCACCAACTGTATTCATCGCACCAGGGCGAACTAGGGCATTTGATGCAGCAAGATCTTCAAATTTGTCTACACCCATTTTCATTAAAAGGTTTGTGTATGGGGTTGCTTCTGCCTGAAACACTCCCTTTGTATAACCTTCTGAAAGCATTTGATAAACCTTTGGGTCATCCATAGATAGCCCAGAAAGATTAATATCCTTCTTGTGTCTTTTTTTAATTGAGCCAAGAGTGTCTGATATTACAGATAAAGTTTTAAGACCTAGCGCATCTAGCTTAATAAGACCAATGTCTGCAACGGTATCCATATCATATGCTACAACAGGAATTCTTCCTGAAACTTTGTCCTGTGAGTCTTCACGAGATTCAACTGGGGCAAACTTTCGCAAGTCATCTTTTGCTACCACAACTCCAGCAGCATGTACTCCAACTGACCTGATTCTTCCACGAAGTCTGTCTGCAAGCCAAACTACTTCTGGGTACCGCAATCTAAATTCTTTTGTGTTTGGTGAGTCAATAAAATCTTCAAATGTATCTACAGACTTAAGTGCACGATTAACCTCTTGAAGTGGAACCATAAATACACGAGCAGCATCTCTAACAACTCCCTTATCCTTAAAGTAGGTATAGGTTGAAATAGAAGCAACATGCTTAAATCTTTTCTTTAAATAATCTTTAACCTCTTTGCGACGACGGTCTTCAAAGTCAGTATCAATATCTGGAAAGTCATTTCGCTCTGGGTTAATAAAACGGAAGAACAGCAAGTCATATTCAATTGGATCTACATCTGTAATTCCAAGAGCATAGCAAACTAATGATCCAGCTGCTGAACCACGGCCAGGACCTACACGAATATCATTTTCCTTGGCCCAGTTAATCATGTCTGCAACCACTAGGAAATAGGAGGCAAAATTCTTTGAAGCAATAATGTCTAGCTCTTCCCTTAGCCTGTCCCTATAAATAGGGTCTGAAGCCTTCTGAAGCCTCTCTAAGCCCTTTTCAGACAACTCTAGTAGTCTTTCATCGGCATCAGTCTTTGGGACTGGCAGAAGGTCTAGACCCTGATAGAAATCATACTCCTCAACCTTATTTGCAATCTCCATAGTATTTTCATATATGTCTGTTCGATTAATCCCAGCCTTATTAAAGTCTGCCTCAATTTCTGAGCGTGACTGAATAAATAGGTTGTAGTCTTGGAATGATATTCTTCTATCTGGATAGAGATAATTAAATCTGTCAAGCATGTCCTTAATATTTCTAGACATGTCAAAGTCTGTATCCTTATCTGCCTTTGGTGATGTGGACAGAATAAGTAATGCTTCTTCTAATATTCTGTCTTCTTCTTTAGCAAAGTGAGCATCTCCAGTTGCCACCGCCTTAATTTTAAGCTCGTCAGCAAGATCAAGAAGAGCAGCATTTATTTCTGGCGGATTATGAGATTGAACCTCCACATAAAAATCTTCTTGAAAAGTTTGCTTAAAGTCTTTGAGTATAAGCCTTGCTTCTCCCAATTCGCCTTTTTCGATGCACTTACTAATAAGACCATTAAGGCATCCGCTAAGTACAATAATACCTTCTGCATATTCTTTTAAAACCTCTCTATCAATGCGTGGTTTATGATAAAAGCCTTCATTCCACGCAAGCTCTTGAAGCGTGTTAATATTTTCTAGCCCCTTCTTATTTTTTGCAAGAAGGATAATATGGTTGTAGGCCTGAATAGATTTATCTGTTTTAGATGATCTATCAAATCTATCTGTGGGTGAGATGTATGCCTCTACACCAAGGATTGGTTTAATTCCTAATTCTTTTGCAGCAATCTGCATATCACGATGTGATGAAAGTGTTCCATGATCTGTAATTGCAATTGCTGTTTGTCCAGCATCTAGTGCAGCCTGACATATCTCTTTGGGTGAGTTTAGCCCATCCATTAATGAATAGTATGAGTGGACGTGAAGGTGTGTAAAGCTCATTAGTATCCGCCCAAGCATTCATTTCTAGTATGATAAAGTCTAATCTTTGTCATAGTCT